TGTCTTGACCGGTCCTTGTGCTGGCAGTAATTCTTTGTAAGCTTGTGCTTGAAACTGGGTTACTGATTCAGCTAGTATTGGGTGAATAACACCTGAGCTACCTTCAAATGGTTGACTTCTTTGCTCATCAAACCTCATGCCAAGATATTTCAAGCCATCTGTGTAGGTTTTCTCCCACTCTTTTCTTGATTCTTTGTCTGAGTTTATGTCACCCATAAGTTTGTTTGATAATAGTCCAAGAGTATTATCATCAAGGTAATCTGCTAGGTTGCTATCGAATGCAAGCTCTTCTTCCATGGTTTGAGCTTCATCCAATATAATTTCATTATCAGTGATGGTGACTTCAAGTGAGTCTAATAATTGTTCATCAAAGGTTGGTGTGTCTTGTGGTATGTCTATAGATTTTGATTGATCTACAATGTCAGGATTATTTTCTGTGCCTAATTTATTTTCTGTAACCATATTAGTGTATTGTTCTTTTTTCCTCTTCCATGTGCAAAGCAATAATGTCTGTCAACTCACCTACAAGTTCATAGCCTTCTCCTTCTGCTATGATTGATGCATCTTCTACTGATTCAGCATAGATGTTTGGACCGCTGTATTCTTTGTCATCATGTAAAAATTTAGTTATATATATTTTCATCAATAATAAGCTAGTTGCCCTCTATCAAATGTAACCTCATCTTCATAATCAGATTTTAGTTGGATAAAGCCTCCTTGTCTAACTCTCATTAAAGCCATGGTGGAACTATCACAAAAATCATCATGCTCACCAAATGGAAAAGATGCCATTTCTTCAATGACCTCATCTGCAAATTGATCATCAGTTGCCCATATCATACCACTTTCAAACATGGGTGACACACTGTTCATCCTAGCTATCTTGTCTTGACCTCTACTAGGTGAGTAAGATTGTACAGGTATGCCCATTCTTCTAAGCTCATGAGTAAGTGGTGTACCTGATGCTTTTGCCTCAATTAGCACTATGTCAGGCTCCCAGTATTTATATTCTTCTAGTGCAATTTTTTTAAGCTCAGGAAAGTCAACTCTGTATCTATTAGCATCCAAAAGTATAATGGCTTGCTCTGTACCATCTTCAGGGTCAAAAATACCCCATGTGGTTATAGCACTATAGTCTGCTGTTTCTTTTTTAGAAAAGGCTGTGTCATAGGATTGAATAACAGTGTGACATGCAGGAATATCATCAAGCTCCCACTTCTGCCACCACTCTCTTTTGACAATACTGCCACTTTCTGCTGTTGGGTTCTGCATCCACTGAGCATTCCATTTTGCTACAGGCAAAGATGCCTTCACACTTAGTAGCTCTTCTTTCTTCCAAAACTCACCCCAAAGTGGCTCATCAGACTCAGGCATAATTGCAGGAAACTCTACAACCTCCCATTGATCTGCATTTTCTTCTGTTTGTCTTTTGAGTAGCCTACCAGCCAAATCTTTACTGCTCCATCTTGTCATGACTAGAACTATGGTGCCTCCCGGCTGTAGTCTTTGTCTTGGACCGCTGGTGTACCATTCCCATGCACTTTCCATGGCTGTAGGTGACATAGCATCTTGCTCTGAATGTGGGTCATCTATAATTAAAAGATCAGCACCCCTACCAGTAATAGCACCACCAACACCTGAGTAGAAGGCTTCTCCACCATCATCTGTTGTCCATCTACCTGCTGATTTGTTGTCTGCTGATAAAGAAATCTGTGGAAAAACATGTTGATATTCTTGGCTATCAATAATGTTTCTTACCCTTCTACCAAACCTAACAGCAAGTTCAGCGGTGTGAGTTGCTTGAATAATTTTAAGTGCTGGATTTAAACCCATCATCCATGCAGGAAAATAGGTTGATGCAAATTCAGATTTAGAGTGTCTTGGAGGCAACATAACCATAAGTCTTTTACATTTGCCTTGTGCAACACGATTTAATTTCTCAGCAAGAATTTTATGATGTCTACCTAGAATGACCCCATCCCAAAGATATTTAACAAACTCTAAAAAGTCTACTTGACATTTCTCTTGGCTTTTAATGTTTTTCCATTTGGATATAAGAAGCAATGCTCTTTTTTGCTCATCATCAGATAGAGCATCAAAGGATTTTATTTGACTTATATCCATAATTAGGGTGGGAAACTAGAAGCCTAGTTTCCCATTACACTTGATAACATTTAGAGGAGATAAAAACATACAAAACCAAGTGTTAGTTTATTTTTACACAATACCATCAATTTTCCAATCCAAACCTTCATACATTCTTGCTTCAGCTTGCCTTCTCTTGGCTAAACCCTCTAGTCTTTTACCACCAGCTTTATCCCATCTAAGTATTTGTTCAGGCACCTCATCATAGTCAAAAGCATTTAATTTTTTCAAAAGTGTGGAACTGCCTAAATTGGTCGGTCCTAAGTTGTAACAAAAGCTTACTAATGCTGAAAATTGACACTCCTTAAGAGGTGCTTTAACCAAGTTTTTAACATGTCCTTCATACTCTAGTAGTTCTTCTTCAAGCATGATGTTAGCTTTTTCTTGTGACCAAACATCACCCATCTTTACACCTTTAGTATGCCCATAGCCTATGGTTGGCACATTGACTGCATCAAGGTATGCCACACAATTACCTTCATCATTGGTTGGGCAACCCTCAAAATGTTTAATTAATTCAACTCCTGCATCTGATATATGCATATTATTCCCCCTCTTTTTTAGTAGTAACTTTTCTATAATACACAACCACATCTTTGAGTTCTGTAATATATCTTTTAATTTCTTGCATGTTGTAAGCCATAATTTCATAGTCAGGTATTGTCATGGCAAGAAAAACTAATTCACCTTCTTGCTCTTCTATTTTTGCTAATTGATCTTCCCAGTTTTCAGGTGTAACTGCTATCCACTCAGGTTGCCTTAGATCAATTTCTCTAGGCATGATGGGTTGAACTATCTGCCTTTCTATAGGCTTTGCACTAACCTGTATTTGTTTAGTTGGAAGTAGACTGCAACTGCAAGCCATCATCAAGATTATCAACAGTGGTGCTGAGTTTCTCAATGTCCTCCATGATATGCTTTGTACCATTATTTATTTTCCTTTCCATTTCAACTGGGTCAGCCAATATCTTTGAGGCTAACTCATAGTTCTGTATAAACTGTGTATATCTACTTAATTCTCTTTGTGCAATTTGGCTTTTTACACTAAGGTCTTGAAGCTGTTGAGTCTGCAATTCAAAGTCTGCTTGAATAGACTTTATTGCTTCTTCTTGTGTTGCTACTGCACTTTCAAGAGCAACATTGTTAGATTGTAATATTTGGTTTTGACTGTATAAGTAATATGAAATAGCAAGCAAAACTGCAACTATGCCAAGCAATACCTTACTCATTGCCCATAAACCAACTTCTCATTATCCATGCACCAATCCCAAGCTTCTTGGCTTTCATATAAAAATGCTTGACATTTTTTGTATTGTTCTCTCCATGCATCAGAGTCAAACCTGTCATCCCACTCCAAACTAGAGTTTTCTGCTATAGGTATAAATTTAGATGGAGTTGAACAGCCTATTAAAAATATGCTAACCAGCAAGAGGATTCTTGTTGTCATCTTTGATCTCCTCAATTCTTTTGTCTAGGCTTTCTATATCAGCTTTAATGGTGGCTATGTCTGTCTTTATTTCTGTGACATCAGGAACATCAATGTTGTCTATTTCTTTTTCTAAGAACTGTACAGATGTTTCAATGCCAGCAAATCTTTCTTCAATGACTTGCACATTATCTTCTGCCTCACTAATACCACCAATCTTTGCTTCTAGGTTTTCAAGCCTATTAACATATTCTGCGCCCTGATACCCAAACCCAGCAAGAGTTCCTACTATGCCAACAAGAGCAATAATTTGTGTTGTTTTATTTTGAAACCAATCCATGTTACCTCCAAATTTGTGGTTGTCCTTTTGTCATGCTTTCCAAATTATTAATGTTTGTACTTGCATAATCATAAAAAGCTTCAATGTTATCATTCATGGTAATGTTACCATAAATATCTTGAGAAGAGTACCAAACATTTTGATCAGGTATTTCATAGGTTGTATAAGCATTAAACTGAGGCACATAGCCAATTAATGCTACCAAGCTTGACTCATCACTGTACTCACCTGTTGATTGTTGTTCTTGTTGCATCTCTTCTTGTTGATCTTCAATGTTTTGAGCAATAATTTTATCTGCTATTTGGTCAGCTTCAGATTGTGTCATGACACCACCCACTGCTGTATCAATCTGTCCTTGCATGTCTTGTACTTGCACATCTGCCATAACAACTTGAGTGCTACCATCTCCCACATTCATGGGTGTAATAGTCATGGTGACAGAAGCATTTGAGCCTGAACTCATAGACAAGACTTGATTGTTTTGTGCATTGGCACTGGCTATTTGATCAGACATGCTTGGAGATGAAGATGTGCTTATGCCTCCTGATGATGTGTTGCCACCCTGTGAAGAAACTCCACCTGTGCCTGTAGCAGAAGAGCCACTTTGTGAACTGCCACCACCATAATTGGCACTATTGTTTGCAGTATTTAAAGCACTTTTAATTACATTTAAAGCTATTACTTTGCTTTTTGAAGGAGATGAATCTGTGTTAGTAACATCTATTTCTTCTTCTATCTCATCTAGCTCTTCAAATATTTCTTCTTCTCTTTCAGCAATAAGCTCTTCTTCTAATTCTGCAAAGGCTTCCTCAAGCTCTTCAAACACTTCCTCTACAGCCTCTTCCTCAAAAATTTCTTCTATAAACTCTTCTTCAGGCTCATCATTATCAGCTACATGTTCCTCATCTCTATGCTCTTCATGATGCTCTCCTCTTTCTTCCTCAAACCAATCATCAAGTTCTTCTATGGTATTAATGACCAAAAAGTTTTCAGGCTCAGAGAAATCTTCTACAAATAAAGTCTCTTGCAAGATAAATTGTTCAACAAACACATCTTCTTGTGGAAGGAAATCATCATGACCACGAAAATCATCAATAAATGGTAATGGGTCAGGGTCAAAGAAAACAATCACCTCATCTGCAAATGGTTCTTCAAAAAAATCATTGTGGTCATCAAATTCTTCAAAAGGTAAAAACATTTCTTCTTCAAAAATTTCTACAACAAAAAACTGGTCTTGAAAATCTTGATCATCATGACTGCCATCAAAGTTGCCAGTAGCAAATTGTTCTTGCTCATCAAAAAAACCATAATCTACATTGGTGTCATCAAAGAAAGCCACTGACTCTTCTTGTCTATAGCCAGCACAAAAAGGTGCATATTGTGGGTCATCATTACATTGTTGGTCATCATAAGCTTCCCAATAGTTAGGGCATGACTGACTATAAAGCTGAGTGATATTACACTGCTGTGTTAATAAGGCATCAGCATACCCTGAACAGCTACTATCATTGAGTGGATTTGAGCAATCTATCCCATTGCCACTGCCCACCCCATAAAGACTGCCTCCACCCTCTAAAAGAGTGTTAGAAGATGTGTTGTTCCAATTTTTTGATACACATGAACTGCTGTTGGTGGTTCCTGTATTACACTCATCATGAAATAGATATTGATAAGCCTGTGAGCTATTTGCACCCACCTCTCCAATAATTACATCATGATTGGTAATGTCTAATTCATCATATCTATATTCAAAGGAATGATTTGGGTAAAGTATAACCTCAAAGCTATTATCAGTATTGTTTCTGCCATACTCCTTCATGTCATACCAGCCAAAGATCATTTTCGTGCTATCTCCCCAAGACTTCATTCTTGAGCCACTGTCTTGGATTAAATCAGTCCAAAAAGGAAACATGGTATAGGTGTATTGAGAGCCGATAGGGTCAGGAGTATAGTCACGACAATAATCACCATTGGCAACATTGCCTGTACCAAGACCAAAATGCACACACCCATTGGTGGCAAGCCTCACCTTATCAAAAGTTTGCCCATAAAAATTAAAGTTGAAGGTTAAATCTATGGATGGAGAAAGCTGATCATCACCTACTGTGTAGGCTAGTTCACCCTCAAAATTGTTTGCATTTTTTTGTAATTGAAAGAGGTCTTGATTAGCCTCGTAAATGTATTGTGCTGGTATGTTCAAAGAAAAACATACTAACCACCATAAAGCTCTTTTTTGCATTGTTTTTTTGATTTTGTTTTTCTTGTATAAATAACCTTAACTGCTCCAACAACATCTTTATTTATTTTATCTCTTTTAGGGTTATGTTCTTGTGTACAGGATTCAACAAACTCTGCCTCAAAATCTGCTTTGTCAGGTCTTTTTTGTGGATTAGCCAGCCAAAGCTCTTTTGCTTCTGCTCCTATTTTACCTTCGTAAGGTGCTGGTGTGCCTGCTTGCCACATAGCTTTAAACACTCTTTCATCTTGTGCTAGGAGAGAAATGGCGGCAACTTTCATGCCCATGTCATACAAATACTTAGATAGCTTTAATCTTTCACAGTTCATGTCTCTGACAGACTTGCCACCACTTAAACCAAAGACTTGACCTTGAAAAGCTCCACTTACACCAGTGGTACATAAATCCTGTGAATAACTCATTATAGATGGTGCTATAGCACTGGCAGGTGGCGCCTCACTTTTTACATTTTGATTTATGGTTTGGGTGCTATTAGATTCATTAATATTTCGATTTGTATTGTCAGAGACAGAATTATTATTGTTTTGATTTACATTATTTGTTTGTACATTTGATTCTGATTCAGATTTATTAATATTTGTGTTTTGCGAAACTGAATTAGAGGTGCTTTGTGAAACATTATTGTTGTTAACTGTCTGATTTACAGTGGAATTTACTGTAGATGTTGAAGTATTTATATTTGTGTTTTGACTTGTAGCAGTGCTATTTGAGTTATTGGTATTAACATTGGTATTAACATTGGTGCTGGTCGAAACATTGGTGTTACTTGCGGTAGAAGTATTCACATTCGTATTTTGGTTGACTGAAGAATTATTGGTCGTTGTATTATTTGTGTTGGTATTAGTGTTAGTGTTCGAATTCGTATTATTCGTGGTCGTCTGATTTGTGGTGTAAACATTAGAATTTTCACAATATTGAGTACCATTTGCACAAGCTGTGCCTGATTGCTGGCTGGATTGTGCTGAAACACTTACTGAAAAAATTGTAGTCAAAAAAATGCCAGTCATAAGCATTATCCAAACTATTGCTTTTTCAGGTATTTTATTGATGTCCTTCATTTGGGGTAAAAACTCCTAACTCTATAAGTTTAAATCTATTGACCAAGTGTTCAGCCTCAACATCAGTTTTGCTCTGACCATGATACTTAACAGCCAAATAGTTTTCTATCATAGACACATTTATGTTGATGTCATCTACAACTATCTCCCCCAAAACTCTACCATACTTTCCTTTAGAATCTTTTAATTTAGATCGTAAAACTACTTTTTTACCACCATTAATTGCATCTTCTAAGAATTTTGAAGCAAGCTTGCCTCTTGCTTTTTCGTCTTTGTCTCTTGTTCTTGATTCAGGTGTGTCAATCCCATAAAGCCTAACACGACACTTGTGAAGAATAGAAAAGCCAAGATCAAGAATAACATCAACAGTATCACCATCAACCACTCTAGTGACTTGACAACCATATTCATACATTAGTTATCATCTTCTCCTTTGAAGCCTTTGCTTTGACCTGACTTACCTGAATAGACACCAAAGACTACACCCATGGCACCTACCACCACTGAGACTAAAGCTGATTGTTCTAGGTTAGGCTCAGGTAGGTTCATAAACCATATGACTGATTCATACATAAGATAAATATAGACAACTACAAAGATTCTAGGAAATATTCTCCAAGAATCTACTGCTCTTGCTAGATGTATGACTTTCTGCCAAGGATTGACATTGGTGGCATCTTCTAGTTCTCTGATTTTGTCTTTAAGTTGAGATATTTCTTCAATCATAGACATGAACTTATTTAAGTCCATTTCTACTTCATTTCTATCCATGTCACCTGAAAATCTGCCTGTATGATCTTCCATTATAAAAACTTAGCTAGTATGACACTCACTACAATAAATGGGTAAACACCCCATATCATGTTTTCTAATTTGTCAAATCTTTTAGAGCCTGATTCAAGCCTTCTTTCGATATTTGCATATCTGATGCTACATTCTCTTTCATGAGATTCTATTTTAGCAATAGCTTCTTGTAAGTTTTCCATGTCACTATTTTTTCTTTTTCTTGACCTTAATAGTTGTGTAAGCCTCATTAACATCTGGGGTTGATGGATCATCAGCTACATACCTGCCTTTTTTGTTTCTTGCTCTGACTAGCTCTGTTTCATATTCCTCTTCTTTTAAAGGATTAGGAAGCTCGTCTGATGGGAGCGGCTTAAAAAAATTAATTACTTTTGTCCACCAACTCATTTGTCTTTTGCCTTGCCTATGTTAATTGCACACCAATCTACTAGCCAATAAACTTTTGCAAGCATTTGGTCATCCTTTGGTGTTGGGGTTAAAGCACAAATTAGTGATGCACCTGATATTACCCAAGGTGCTAACTGTATTAATTTTAAAGTTAAATCTAACATATTTTACTCCTATGAAGTTGGTTCTGTCGGCCAATCACCTAGTGGTCTTACTGGTGGTGTAGCATCGTTATACACATATAGTGCGGCCAAAGCATCTACATTTGCAACTGCATTTATCTTTGTTCTCATGTTTGAGGCGGCAGTTCTCACTGCTACTCTGTAATCTAACCAATCTGAAGGTATAGCCTTAGAACTTTCTGCATTTCTAACCACCATCCAATCATTAGGCTGGAGTAAGCCATAGGCTTGACTGTCTATTTTTTCAGAGTGAGTATATTTTAAACCTCTAGTAACAACTCCATCAGTGGTTGTATCATCTAAGGCTTTAGCTGTAGCTGTACCATAAGTGGCTGTAACTTTGCCACTCCCAAATGCAAAAGACTGATTCGTATTAATATAATATTCAGGGTCTTTATAATTGGTGTTGTCTATTACAACTTCATAAATGCCTATGGCTTCTAGCTCAGAGCTAGTCCAAAGCATAAAGATATTTTGCGGATAATTAATATCCCCAATAGTTATTGCTTTAGGTTTTGAATAGACCTCTGTTACTTTGTTGCTTTTTACTAATGCCCACATATTATTATCTTACCTCTATCTTGCTGTTGTTGGAATACCTGTTGATGTTACGAATGGATTTTCTGCAAATGCCATATACATATATGTATTAGTGTTTTGATTTACTGCACCAAAACTTGAACGCAGTTTAAATCCATTACTTAAAAAGTCTAAACTATTATTTGTACTTGTAGATTCTGATGCATTTGAGTTTGGATAGTATGCTTTGGTAGTTTCATTATATCCGGGTCTTTTGTGGTCGTACATCATCCAATTATCGCCAGCATCACTTGATTTTTTGAATAATATAAAGGCAGGTTTGAAGCCTGTATAGATGAACGGACCATCTGCATTTCCATTGCCGATATACTTGCCGAATTTACTGTAGCCTTGTTTTTCTGCCCAACACCAAGCAACGATAGGATAGTTACCATTTACAGAAAAATCTGTTCCCACATTAAAGATTGTAGAGTTTACTGTATTAACTAAAGTTGATGTGCTTGAGTTATATGCTGAAGTATTGTCCAAAATTGCTCCACCATCCCCAATAGATTTATGCCAAAATCTAGGATTTTCAACTCTAGTTCTATTTCTAATAATAATACAACTCGGGGTTGCTCCTAAACCATGTCCAATATTTCTTGCAGTTGTATTGCTTGGGTTATAGGTAACAATACTAAAACCAGCATCTTGATTAACTTGTACTGTGCTATTTATATCTCCGTCTGAATTGGTGCTAGTAGTTCCACCATTACACTTCCACTGCCACGCATCAAAAATATTTCCAGTATGATTAAATACTTGTGAGCCATCATCACCAACAGTAAAACCATCAGTATTAAAAGAGGTAACATATTTTGTAGCTGTAGTTTCTGCATCAGTTACATCTGTAAATAGATATTTTGTAACTCCTCTTGATGAGTCTACTAAAAAATGACTATATCCAACCTCTGCTTTTAACCAAATAAAATCAGGCTGTAGATCACTATTACCATCATTGGTTAATGCTCTACCATCAACATCATTTCCAGTCCAACGAATAACTTGAAAAAATGCACTTGGGTCGTCTATTGTTGTATAAGCCATTATCCGTACTCCGCTAAATTTTTTGTGCAAATTGCAAAATAACCGCTTGGCGGTGCATATTCGAATGTACCATAGCCGTTGCCATCGCTTGCTCCACTTGAGATTGAAATGGTTGTGTAGCCACCAAAGTTCACTAACATTATTGGAACTGTACTATCATAATAAAATCCAACCGCAGGAAATAAAGTTCCATTTGTTCCTGCTCCTGTAGGTATTGCTATTCCACCTGTACCACTTGAACCACTTGCAGGATCACCACTGTTAACATAACTTCCATCTTTAGACCAATAAACATAACCATTATCAGCGTCTATAGCCACACCAATTATATTTGTTTGATTATAAGTAACAGCAGGACTAGGTTTGTTTGTTGATGGAATTATTTGACCATAACCTGAAGCAGTACCCCCTGCATAACCATAAGATTTAGAACTAGCGGCTCCGGGAAAATCATTGTTTCTACCCCAGTTTTCTATATCTGCTTCATCTCCATAGCCAATCGTACAAATTTTTGTATCACTATCAAAGGCTCTAGCTTCAAAGTACCACTTGCCTGAAGTTATGCCTATGGTTGAAACACCTGATTGCCAATAGCCATTAAGATTGCCTGTTATTTTTGTATTGCCTTCTGTAAAAACTGAATTGTTAGTTACTCCACTTGAAGCTGAATTTCTGTTTAAAACATTAAGAGTTGCAAAATTATTGGTCGGTGTGTCAGTCGCTTGATCTGCGGCTGTGATGTTGCTTAAATTATTTGCATTGTGTCCTTCACCACTTGTATCTGTGCCTAGTGCAGAAGAATCTTTAAACTCATATTTAAAACCTTGAGTTCCATAACCACTGCCTGTGTATTCTTTTGGAATCCATATGCCACTATCATCATCATATTCACCAAAATCAGATGCTTGTGCCGCTGTTCCATTTAGATAATAAACATCAGACATATACCCACTAAAACCTTCACTGCCACCAAAAAACTCACCTAAACGCAACCAATTACCACTTCCTGAACCAGCTTGACCAAAATCAAAATCTTCGTCTTGCGACATATTTGTATAAGTAGAATTATTAAAATTTGTTATTCTATCTCCATTTATATACCATTTTACTCTGTCTGATGCTGTGCTTTGTGTTGAATCAACTTGAACCACGATATGATACCAAGCTGAAGTATCTCGCAAAAGCATTTCAGGGTCAGCATATACTTCAGCACTTCCGTTATACAAAATTAATCTTGGTCTATCATTAGACATAATTTGTATGTTGCTATAACCACAACTAAAAATAGTATGATAATCTTGGCTTAGTTCAGTTCTTTTAATCCAAGCACTAAAAGTCCAAGTTTTTCTATTCCCTGATGCCGCGTTTGATGTAAATATTTGTTCGCTATTAGCTCTTTCAAACTTCAAAGAGTTATCAATATCATACCCAGTCGAGACACTTCCTCGATTAGCAGTTCTCTGAAGGGTTTCCATCTTAGCTTTGTGTTAGGTTTTGACTAATACCGATATTTTGCCATTTTGAACCATTGTATCTAAAGGTATAGATGTCAGTCTTTGCATCTGTGGCGGTCATGGTTGGAGTTACATCCCCAACAAATTCAAATACAGCGTTCCATGCCAAAGTATATGGACCGCTCGAAGAATGCTGTGCCACCTCAATACTAATGATGGCTCCTTCTACATTGTTTGAGGGTGCTGATATAGTTGAGTTTTCCTCTAGTAATAAAAATGCATTTGCAGCGGCTTTTGCATCCCATGAAACTGTGCCATCTGTTAAAGCTACTTGAGTAATATTAGCTGAAGTAGAAGCTGTGACTATTTGTGGCATGGTTACATTTTGGTTCTCATCTATTGAGATGGCTGGTGTTGTACCAACTGTTGAACCAAGACCAATCACCAAATCATCAGCACTATCATCAAGACCTACATAAAAATCTTGTGCATTGCCATCAAATACTATTTTTGTATCTTCAGCAGTAGCATCACCTATGGTTAAGGTTGTGCCATTGATTGATAAGCTATCTGTGACAGCTAAATCAGTAAAGCAGTCAAGTACAGCGGCACCTGCACCTGCTCCATCTAGTTGAACTACTGAAACTTGACCCGGTGCTATTGTTACATTGGCACCTGAGCCTTGAGATATAATAATGTTTTGTGAACCACTGGTTGCATTTTCAATGATTTGAACACGCTTCATGGTGTTGGGTGCAATGGTAATGGTACATGCAGAATCCAATGTGCCTGTGTATTTAAGATACATTGATCTACCTGCATCTGCTGAACCATCAGCCACAGTTGTGGTGTGAGTATCAGCATTGGTGGTAATGGCTTCTGTGCCTATACCAAGAGCTTCACCGATCAACTCAAGATTAGTATTAGTGGATGTTCCCCATGTTCCTGATTCATCACCGGTGGCTATTTCTTTGAGCCTTAAGTTATTTACATAAGTTGCCATATTTATGTCCTCGTAAATATTTAATCATACAATAAATTTTGTATTAATGAAATTATGCCGCTATCTCTTTCCAATTTGGAGTTTGACTATCATCTATTTTTTGCCATTTAAAGGCTGTGCCTAGTTCACCACTGGCAGATACACCAGTGAGTGTAACTGAACATTTACAATTAAAGGTTGGTGTGCCAACCAATCCAACAGTGTTACCAAACACATTTACTTCAAATCTATTATCAGTTTGAGTCGTTGCAGTACCTAAAGCTGAGGTTCCAGCTTGTCCAGTTGGAACTTGATTGGCTTTACATATAAGTGTTGGGGTGCCTACACCACCTGTGGCTTCCAATCCTGAAGGACTAACATTGGCTTCTGCATCAGTGGTTATAGTTCCTAGTGCTGAAGTTCCAGCTAGTCCTGAGATGGTAAAAGTGTTGTTTGAAATGGTGGTGGCTGTGCCAAGTGCTGAGACTCCTGCCAAGCCATTAACTCCTATTACTCCTTCTGCATCTACCGCTACCCCTCCATTGACTGCTGTAACACTAAGTCCTGATAAGGTGACATTGGCTTCTGCATCAGGTGTGACTGTGCCTAAAGCTGAGGTGCCTGCTAATCCTGATAAGGTGACTGGGATGGCTTCACCCCATGTGAGTTGACCCCATGTACCTCTACCCCAACCATTAATGATTGCCATTAGGAGATTCTAGTTTTTAATTCACTAAGTGCTTTGCTTAGACCACCACTGGCAAATCGTTGAGGTGCAAATCTTTGTTGTATGTCAAGCATGTTTCTTGCTCTTGTTGGTATGAATGGTGCAGGTTTTGTTTGCAACATAGGACTTACAGGCATGGGTGGTAAAACTGGTTTTACAGGTTGCATGGGTGGTAAGTCTTTGATTGTCTGTAATTGTTCTTGAAAGCTGATGGGTGTAGAAAAAGGAATATTAGCATCAGCCATTTTTTGCCTAATTTCTTCCATGTCAGGGATGACAGGTATGTTCATCTTTGGCATGTTAGCAAGCATATCAAGGCTTTTTTGTATTTGTTCTGCTGGCACTGAGGCTACAGGACTTCTTTGTGGTATGGGTTGTGGCTCTCCTACCATTCTATTGGTTAATTCAGGTGGTGCTTGAAAAGAGTCTCTTTTAAGTGCATCACTTAAGCTAGGCAATGTATTTTTGTAAGGACTGCCTATTGATAAATCTCTGCCATAAGTTTTTTTGTACCAATCCTGAAACAACCCTGATCTGTCATCAAACCTTGTGGTTTTTCCTGTCACTGGGTCTGTGTATGTTTTTGGCATAAATGCCATGTCATGTGCCATACCCTTTGTTCTTTCTTGATAATCTTTGAACTCAGGAGATTGATAGAACATTTCTCTAGCATCTTCCATGTTTACTTCAGTTGGCTCATCTGCCATCACTGGTGCATTTGCTGGCTCTTGTGTGCCTTCTATCTGTGCCTTCAAAGATGCTATTTCATCCATTAAGCCTTGAACTTCTGTGTTTTGTGGTGCTGGCATGGGCATAGGCTCCATGGCTTGCCTTGGTGCTGGCATAGGCATTGGCTTTGGCATGACTGGTGCTTGCAGGTTAAAGATTTCTCTTTCAGGCAAAGTTTCACCACCTATCTGTGCTTGCATCCTAGAATAATCTTCAGGATTCATGTTGAGATAAGTTTTTAAATAATCTATTGGTTCAGCCATTATATATACCTAGTGTTACCTGCTATGGGTTTGTCCATTGATTTATACTTACTGACTTTACCACCAAGAGCAAATGATGACAAACCTT